AAATTAAAAAAAAAAAAAAAAAAAAAAAAAAAATTATAATAATGAATTTAAAATATCTAAAAAATTAAAAAATATTAAAAATGTTAAAAATCATTTTTGTTTAATAGAAGATATAAAAATAATTAAACAAAATGAAATACCTAAAAATATAATTGAATCACGTCCTGGCGCTAGATTTCAAAAAAAAAATAAAGAATATATATCTTTATTAATGCCATATTGTGGTACTCAAATTCTAAATGAAAAATATAAACTATATTTAAAAAATAATAATAATTTTACAATTTTTATTAGTCATTTGCTAAAAAGTTTAAAATATTTAAAAAATAAAAAAATTGTTTTAGGTGATATAAAAATAGAGAATTTATTAATAAAAAATAATAATCCAATATTAATTGATTATGGTGGTAGTCAAATTATTAATAATATTTATAAAAATATACATGAATTAGTTATTAGTCAAGGATATAGAAGTCCAGATTATTATTTATTTTCCGAAGCTATATATGATGAAGATAACGATATATTAAAATCTAAAATTACATACAAAGATATAAATAATACTATTAAAGATTTAATACACAAAGATTCTATATCAGAATTAGTGTATGACATGACTGTAGGAGTGTCTGAAAGATATTCTATTTCTAAAATAGTTGATACCGATGATAAAGAATATATAAATAATTTAAAAAAATATTATAGATTATACAAAAATAAAGAATATACTATGAATACCATTAAATATTTAAAAAATAATATTTATAAATTTGATATATATAGTTTAGGGCGTGTTTTTGAAGATTTATATAAAATATTAAATCTTAATAATAGCAAAATATTATCATTAATTAAAAATATGATAGAATTTAATCATGAAAAAAGATTTGATATAGATCAATGTATTGATTTTTTAGATAAAATTAAAGTCTAAATCTAAAGGTATTAGTAATTTTTTATCATTTGGATATTTATCGCTATATTTTTTAATAATATTATTAATTAAAGCATATTTATATAATTCTATAGTTTTATTAAAATAATTAAATTCATTCATTGAATCAAACATACATGATCCATGTTTTTCATATTCGTGTTTCCAAAATGTATCATTACTTCCTTTATTTGAATACCAATAATTATTAAGTTGAACTATTATCGGTTCTAATTTATCTAAATTAAAATTAACAGATCTACAAAAACTCGGATATGAATTTAAAGAATCTTGTGGCCATAAACCATGAATACTAAATGAACCATCATCTTCTTTTATTAAAGATAAATAATAAAATTCTTCTTTTTTATTCATATATTTATGATACATTTCTGACAAATATCCAAACATATATTATTAATTATATATTTTAATAAAAATTGAATAAAATTAATAATTAAAAATTAATAAATAAATGTCAATTAATGATTTGCTAATTAATGCGTCTAAAAAAGTTTATTTACAATTAGGTGTAGGGCATACAGAACGAATATATCATAAAGCATTAGTATATGAATTAGGATGTCATAATTTAAATATTGATACAGAAATGAATATTGTAGTTAAATATGAAGATTCGCACAATAAATTACATCATTTAGAATCATTACGAATAGATATATTTATTCATGATCATAATATAATCTTAGAACTAAAAGCAATTTCAAGAAAAATTCAACCACAAGAATTAGCACAAATTAAAAAATATTTTAATATTTTAAATAAAGATAATATTAAATTAGATTATGGTATTATTATTAATTTTCCACAACCATCTACAAAAGAAATTGATAATGAAATTGAATATTTGATAGTTAAGAATTGATACCCTAATTTGATAACCAACTCATTAATATTATGTCGTCTTTTATTATAAAAAATAATAATCCAGAATAAATTAAATAATGTAAATTAAATACTCCTAAATACGCTCTATAACTTAAAAAAACTATATGTATCGTCCAATTTAAAAAACAACTATATTTATATATGTAATAAGCATATATGCGACTATATTCTATTATTTCATTTAAATACTTATTTTTTTCATGTTTTAAAAAACGTATACCTAAATAGAAATTTACTAAAAATGTGTAACTTGAGAATAAAGTATATATAAATAGAAATTGTCCCACATTTGTTATATCATTATAATCTATATTTAATGTATATAAAAGGAATAAACTTGTTATCATATGATGTATTCTTGTTGTATATGGTAAATTAGGTACTAATACAAGTGCTAATATATCATTTGAAACATAATTACAAGCATAATGATATATTTGATTCATATCAATATGTTTTGTTAATATAAAGTTATATAAATCAAACGAAGCATATATCGCTATATATAATAATATCCAAGATTTTACAATATTCTTAACTATATATAATTGTTTTGCCATATTAATTTTTTGAAAATTTTCATTAAAAACTAGTATAACATAGAATATAATATAATGAGCACCTATATTCAATAATGTTTGTAATAATTCAATATATTTTTCCATTTTTAATTAATTAAAAAAAATATTTTTAAATATTTTTAAATAATATGTATATATTTTATTCTTTATAATTTTATATTTTTATATTTTTAAAATATTTTAAAATAATATGTATATATTTTATTCTTTATTAGCGTCATTACTATTAAGTATTTCGGATATATTATCTAAGTATTCATCAGAAAAAGGTATTTCTAATTTTGAATATATATTTTGGAGTCATGGGATAATATATTTTATTTGTGTACTTTGTTTATTATTTTATTTAAGTTATAAACCATTTAAATTTTTATTAGGTAATCACACAATTAAAGATATATTAAAAATTAAATTTGATAAAACAAGATATGCTATATTATTATCAGGAATATTTGGATTCATAGCATTATGTATAATAACATATACTTTCCAAATATCTAAAAATATTGGTTATACAGTTGCATTAATAAGTACAACATGTGTATTTTCATTAATTTTATCATATATTTTCTTAGGGTCGCCAATTAATATGCTAGGAATTATAGGAATTATATTTATAATTATAGGAGTATCACTAATTGGGAATTGTGGAAACTCAATTCCTATATTTCCGTAAATAATTAGGATGTCTTGGTATACCATTAGATGATAAACCCATATATGTAAAAGTTATTTTTGTTCCTATAGGATGTGTTTTTAAATAATTTTGTCTAATTTGATCGTTCATACCAGATATTGTAAATACGATATTTGAATTTTTAACCATCTGACATTTAAATGCTCCTAACATACCAGTGTATTTTCCAGTTCCTTTTTTAAATCCAATTATTTTACATTCATCATCAAATAATTGTTTTACTTTTAATAAATGACTACTTCTTTTTGTTTCATATGGACTATGTGGAGATCTTATCATAACACCTTCAGCACCTTTTTTAGTTAATTTGTCAAATGTAGAATATAGTTGCTTTTCAGATTTTATTTTCGTTTGTTTAGTATAATTTAAAGGACATTTACCAACACCCTTTTTTTTACAACTTGTATCTATTATTTTTTTAATTTTTGCTTGTCTTTGTTCAAAATCACCTTTTATTGTTGGAGAATCGAATATTTGAAATTTTATATTTGCCTTTCTCCAATCATTATCATTAGCAACTTTTTTACGTAAAATACCATGTTTTTCAAATGACTCACGACCTATAAATAATTCACCATCTAGAGCTTCATCATTTGGAAACCAATCTTTAAACCATTGTGGTGTAACAAATATATTACCATTTCTAGATACAAATTGTTGACCATTCCAAATAGCTCTATATCCATCATATTTTTCAGAAACATACCATCCTATAGGCGCTTTAGAAAATCCTTTAGGTGGATTTTTTATTTTTCCTGTTTTAGGATCTTTAAATGTATGTGCCAACATGACACCATCTTTTTTAACATCCCATAATCCTTTTTGTAACAACTTTGAAGAAATAACTTTAGAAAATTTAATATTTGCTTTTGTAAGTAATGTATCTATTTTTTTTAATTCTTTAATACATCTACCTGTTTTTGGATTTATAACTTTGCCTTTAGGGCAATCTTTTTTAGGTTTAACTTGTGTTTTCTTTGTTTTTATTGATAGTTCGTGTGCTTTTTTTATATTGGTTAAATCTTTCTTAAGAATTTTAATATATTTATTACATTCTTTTGGGAGTGATTTAGTCATACATGATTCATAATATAAATATTTATCTCCAGTATTAAGGCCACAATCACACTCTAATGAGAAACCATTATCATTAGTTGTTTTTATATTATGTTTAAACGATTTTGGTTTAGAAATATTATGGAATTGTGGATTTGGTATAAAATATTCTTTAAATCCATGTAATTTCATACTTTTTTTTGAAACTTTATCCCATATTTTATATATTTCATTATGTATTTTTAATGCTTCTGATTTAGTAAGTTTTTTTGTTTTCTTACCAACATTATTTTTTTTATCGAATATAGCGTATTGTTTTTTTTCTTCTAAATTATATTGTTCAGCAAGTTTGTAATCCCATTCACCATCTTTATTAGCTTTTAAAACCATTTTATTAAATTTTTTAGCAATTGGGGATGTTTTTCTCCATTCTGCCATACTAGAATATTTAGATTCTACTATTGTTTGTTTTTTAACTTTAGATTTAGGTTTAACTTTAACTTTAGATTTAGGTTTAACTTTAGCTTTAGATTTAACTTTTACTTTTGGGACAATATTATCTATAACTGACGTTTTTTTAGTTTTAGATGGACGTTGCTGGAACCTATCTAAACGCATATTTTTTACCCAACGTCCACCTTTTTTTACCCAAATATTACCATCAGTTCCTTTTGCTCTATCGCCTTCTAATACCATACGCGCACATAAACCAAACCCTTTAGGACTTGGTTCTGAACCTTTAAAATTACATTTTATATTAATATCTGGTTCATTATATGAATATCCTGATGGTGTTTTCCTAAATTGTTTAGGATTAGGTAGTTCTACTAACTTTAACATATTATATAATTATTAAACAAATTTAATTTAAATTTAATTGAAATTTAATTAAAATTCAATTAAAATTTATAAATTTAATCCCATGGATAAACAACCCATTTATCTTCAATATTTTCACAAGCATGATAATTTATAGTTTTATCTAATTGATTAACTTTATTTTTTAATTTATTTTGTAAAACAAATACACTAATATTATTTGCATTATTTTTTGTCTTTAAACGATTAATACAAAAATTTAAAGTTTTACGTGTATCATCAATTTCATCTACAATAAGTATATTTTTATCTTTTAAATCTAAATCTATCCATTGTAATACTTCTATATTATCTTTCATATTTTCATCATCATACAATGAAACAGTAATAACATATATAGATTTATTTAAATATGTACGTAACATTCTTGCTGGTATTAATCCACCTCCACCTATAGCAATAATATAATCTGGATCATACACTTTAATTTGTTGGATATTATTTTTAATTAAATTACTAATATCATCATATGTATAATATAATTTTTCCATGCTATTATAATATTTAAATAAAAACTTTTTAAATTATTTATAATAATATATTAATGAAAATTTATGATAATTATTTTCACGATACTATATTAATATCACCTTCAATAAATGATTATTTAAATTTACCTAAATATAAAAATATTAAAAACAAATTAGAAAATAATTTAAGTAAATCATATATTAAACAACAAAAAGAACTTCATTCAAACTATTTAAATAAATTAGAAAAAAAGAAAAGTACTACAATTTACGATAAAACATTAATATATATATGTCATGAAAATTTAGATTATTATAAATTTAATTTCAATTTAACACCTATAAATCATTTAGATAATATTATAAATCATATTATTGAAATGGCTACTGGGAATGGATTATATATATTTGAAACTAAAAAAGATTATATAGATTTTATAGACAAAATTAAAATATTTGATGAAATAGTACAAAGTATAATAACTAATATGAAATTGGGTATTAAAAAAAAATATACTATACCTAAAATATTAACTTATAAACTTATAGAACAATTAAAGATATTAATTAAAACTAAATCCTATAAAAATGAAAATATTAAATATAAATTAGATTTTGATTTTAATAAAGTCTGTGAATCTATATTTATACCAAATATAAATAAATTAATAGAATTTCTAGAAACCGAATATTTATTTCATTCTAGATATACAATTGGTATGATACATCTTCCTAATGGATTTCGTGAATATAAATATCTTATAAAGTCTTCAACAACATTAAACGATATAAAAGTGGAAACTATACATAATTATGGATTAAAAGAAGTTGAACGCATTTATAATTTAATGATAAAAATAAAAAATAATATGGAATTTAAAGGCAATATTAAAGAGTTTAATAAATATCTATCAAAACGAAGAGATTTAAAATTTAAATCAAAAAAAGATGTTATAGATAATTATAAAGAAACATTATCTTCTATTAATAAAACTATAATGAAAACACAATTTCATAATAATGTAAAAGGAAAATGTAGTATAATACCAGTCCCTTCCTATAATGAAGATTATTCGACAGAAGCATATTATATTCCAGGCGATATAGAAAATAAACGAAATGGAAAATTTTATATGAATCTAAAAAATATAAAGGAACTTAATAAGATTGAAATGGAATCTCTTACATTACATGAAGCAAATCCAGGTCATCATTATCAAATTACATATGTTAATGAAAATGATAAAATACCATTATTTTTAAAAGCTTATAGTAATGAGGCTTATCAAGAAGGTTGGGCATTATATTGTGAAAGTCTAGGAAAATATAAAACATATGAAAGTTATTATGGTAAATTAATTTTGGAAATGATAAGAGCATTAAGATTAGTTGTAGATACTGGAATTCATTATTATGGATGGAGTTATGATAAAACATTTAATTTTTATAAAAAATTTAGTTTTGATAGTGATAGTAAAATAAAACAACAATTATATAGATATATTGCTATTCCAGGTCAAGCTATATCTTATAAGATAGGTGAAAAAATAATATTAGATTTAAAAAAAAAATTTAAAAAAAATAATAAATATTCTGGTGCTTCTAAAGATTTTCATGAGCGTATTTTAGAACATGGTCCTATTCCTTTCGAAATTTTAAAAGATATTATAAATTAAAATATTTTAAAATAATAATGAAATCTAAAAAAATAAAAAGTGTATGGAGAGATATTAAATTTCCTAAATCAATCAAACAAATGTATATTCCTAATACAACAAAAACTAAAAGAAGTGCGGTTGTTAGACGACATCTAAAAAATGGTTCATGGGAAAAAAATATTTCAAATATTTTATATGATAATGCATTACCTAATACTAATGTTATTGATATAGGTGCTTTTATAGGAACACATACTTTAGCATTAGCGGATATAAGTAAAAAAGGTAATGGTAAAGTATATTCATTTGAACCACAACCTTGGGCATATGAAAATATAAAAGAAAGTATAAAAAAAAATAAAATTAAAAATGTAAAGGTATATAATATTGTTTTATCTAATAAAATAGGTTCAATAAAATTTTGTAGTGATTCAACAGGAGGTTCTTCTGTATGTACTGAAAGAAGTAAAAAAATAAATAGTTGGAATAATGTTTATAATGTTAAAATGAATACATTAGATAAATATAATTTTAAAAATATTTCTATAATAAAAATAGATGTAGAAGGGCATGAGATTAATGTATTAAATGGTGCTTTAAATACAATATTAAAAAATAAACCAAAAATTTTAATTGAGGTATGGAATAGACCTAAAAGGAAAAAAGAATTTTTAGAATTTATGAAAAAAATTAATTATAAAGTAAAAAAAATTTCAGGTGAAGATTATTTATGTTCTCCTAAATAGTTTTTTAATTCATTAAATTAAATATATTTTTTATTGATAACGCTACATTTTCTGGTTCTAATATAGTCATAACTGGTACTTTACTAGGACACATTAATGTAGAATTAATATTAGTTTGTAAATCTAAATTATTTCATATTAACTATAAATGAATCTCTTTCTATAGAAACACCAACACTATCATAACTATTAATATATTTTTGTCCAATATCTGTTCGATAATGAAAGTAACCAACTATATTTTTTATTTGATTATATATTTTGGTGAAACATATACTTAAATCATCATCTTCTATAAAATAAAATAAACTTCTAGATGATAATGAATACAAATGATTATCGTGTTCTTCTACATTACCATATATTAATTGTGATTTATTTACATTATCAGATATATAAATATCATGTTTATCATTTGATTTATTGGGATATGTTTTAGGAACCAAATAAATACCTATCATTGATTTTTTATAAAATTCTAAATCATTAGATAAACTACCATTTACTATTTTATTACATATGTTAAAAAAATTAGATTTTAATACATTTAATGCTATAATACCTTCTGGATCACCAAATCTAGAATTAAATTCAATAATATAAATTTTTCCATCATTTGTTTTTATATAACTACCATAAAGTATACCTCTATAACCTATTTTACAATTATGTTTTTCACCCAATTCATTCAGTTTATGTATAACTTTAGTATTAATAGTTTTTCCCAATGTTATATCATCGTCATTTAAAAATGGTAATGTATTATTTTTATCAATTAAACATCCCATACTACCTGTATTTGAACCTAAATCATTATTATTTAAACGTTTATAATCTTTAATTGGTGGAAAATGGGCTACATTTCCATTACCATCTGAAATACTCATTAATGAAAATTCTTCACCCTCTAATTTTTCTTCTATTAAAATATTTTCCTCTATATTTTTAAAACTATCTTCTATTTCATTTATATTATTAAAATCAATCCCTTGAACTAATACACCTTTACCTCCATGTAATCCATCTTTTTTAATAACTAAATTTTTTATAGATGAATTTTTTAAAAAATCTAATATTTTATTTCCACTTTTAACAATTAAATAATTTGGGGAATATTGACTAAATCCTATCTCATCAATAAATCTTCTAGCAAATATTTTACTTGTTTCTATTTGTGAATATAATTGTAAAGGTCCTATACATGGAATATTATACGATTCTAATAAATCACTTATTCCAAGTTTAAGGGGATTTTCATGACCTATTATAGCATAATCAGTGTTACCTATTATATTTATTAAATTTGTTATATTTAGAGTATTTAAATCTGATATATATAATTTAGTATGTTTATTAATATAAGGGTTTTTATTAGAACCTATACATGTTATTTTAATAGTAAATTTACTATCATGAAGTAATTTTTTAATTATCATACATTCTCTAGCGCCACTTCCTACAATTAATATGTGTTTCATTAATTTATATAATAGTAAATCTTTATATAATTAATAAACTTAAAAATATTATTATATATAATCAATATGAATAAAATATATTTTATTTCAAATAATAATTTAAATTATTATAATATAACTCCTAATATACCTAATTTAGAAATAGAATCTATTTTAGAAATAGAATCTAATTTAGAAATAGAATCTATAGTTGAACCTACTGACTTAAATAAATATATTGCGATAGGTCCTATAAAACATTTTAAAACTGCTTTTTCATCAAATGTTATCAATATATTAAATAGAATTGGAATACATAATATAATAAGTTTCGAACATGTTAAACTTTTTGATATTAATTCAAATTATACGTTTGATTCTATGTTAGAATGTAATTGGAATTCACTTAAAAAAACTAGTAAATTAGAATATCCATCTAGTATAAAATTAGATAATAACGAATTAAATAAGTATGGATTACATTTTGATGATTTTGAGATTGAATTATACAATAAATTATATAAAAAACTAGATCGTGACCCAACATTTACAGAATTATATGATTTGTGTCAATCAAATAGTGAGCATTCACGACATTGGTTTTTTAAAGGGAAACTTTATTTAGATGATATACTATTAAAAGATACATTATTTGATATGGTAAAATCAACATTAAAAAAAAATAGTAATAGTTTAATAGCATTTTCAGATAATTCTAGTGTAATTGAGGGTTTTAAAATAAATCAAATAGTAAGTGATAGAACTTACATTAGAGAAAATAATTTAGATATTGTCTTAACTGCTGAAACACACAATTTCCCTACATTAATATGTCCATTTCAAGGAGCAAATACAGGAATAGGTGGAAGAATAAGAGATAATCATGCTACTGGTAGAGGAGCTTATATTATGGGTAGTTTAGCTGGATATTGTGTTGGAAATATTAATTTGGAAGAAGATAATATAAATGGATTAAAATATAATTATAAAAATCCATTAAATATTCTTATTGAAGCTAGTAATGGAGCATCTGATTATGGTAATAAAATTGGAGAACCAATTATTGGTGGATTCACACGATCATTTTCAGATAATAATATAGAATGGATAAAGCCAGTTATGTTTTCTGCTGGTATAGGAAGTATAAATAGATATAATTTAAAAAAAATCCCACCAAAAGAAAATATGTATATAGTAAGAATAGGAGGTCCAGCATATAAAATTGGATTAGGTGGTGGATTTTCATCTAGTTTATCGCAAGATGGATCACGAAATGAATTTGATTTATCAGCAGTTCAACGTGGTGATCCACAGATGTGTAATAAATTAAATAGAGTTATTACGATATGTAGTGAAATGGAAGATAATCCTATTTTAAGTATTCATGATCAAGGAGCTGGAGGATTAGCAAATGTTGTAAAAGAAATAGTATATCCAAAAGGTGCAACTATATATTTAGATAATGTTACATTAGGTGATACCACAATGAAACCTTTAGATATTTGGTGTTCGGAATTCCAAGAATCAGATGTTTTGTTGGTAAATAATATAATTTTGTTAGAAAAAATCTGTAAAAGGGAAAATATTTGTTGTGATATATTAGGTAATGTAAATGATATTAAAAAAATTGTAGTTTATTTTAAAGATGAACTTTTAATTGATTTACCTTTAAAAGAAATATTAGAACCTAATATACAAAAAACATACAATTTAACAAAATTTAAATATCCAGAAGATTATAACAATAATTTTAAAATTAATTCATCAATAAAAACATGTTTAGAAAAAGTTCTAGGAACTATTGATGTAGGATCAAAAAGATTTTTAGTAAATAAAGTTGATAG